ATGTTAGTCACTTCATAACCATAACCCTCAACCCTAGAATCTACCTCTTGCTGGAAATCTTTCTTGCTAATGTAACGCTTTGATTGCTTACAGTTAGAGAAAGTGAGAACTTTCAGAATGTAGCGAGTGCTGATAGAATTGTCAGCAAACTTGACGGGATAGAAATCCACAATCATGTTTGCGTCTTTCGATGTCAGTTGCATGTGAAACGGTTGTGCTTATACTACTGGTACACTTTAGGGGCTTCAGTTTTTATCACTGAAGTGAGCATAGATCCATCCAATTAAACAAATTGCAGCAAGTGGTACAACAATCCACCAATACTCTACAACTAACCAAATAACAAATAAGATACCAAAAAGTACAACCCAACCTCCAAAATCTACATCAGATGATGAATCATCAGAACGACTTACTTCTCTGAGATTCCATACATCAGTGGCACCATAGATTTGTTCGATTTGTTCCTTTGCTCCACGAAATGTGCTGGACTGAACTGTTACAGTCTGACGACCGCTAGCAGATCCTAACCATGCTTCACCTTTCCAAGTTGCCATAATCAGACAGAAGGATCTACAGAGATTTCTTTAATGTTAAGTCCACAGAGTTGGTTATAGACACGATTGAGAATCAATTTGCTAGCAGTCTTTGCTTTTGATTTCTCGTGCCAGATGGTAACACAACCATCATAAGTTTCGACACGAACACGATAGTTTTTCATCAGAAGTGTGCCTCAGAGTAGTCAAGAACTTCGCTGTACTTTGCGATACCATCATAGCAACGTTTTGCCATTTCAGAATCACCTTCAGCAACGTAACCTTTCAGAAACTCGAAGCAGTATTTGATACGCTGCTCAGGAGTGACTTTAGCGAGTTGTTGTTGCTTACGCTCGTATGCAGCATTGTATGCAAACATTTCACGATCTTCGAGAGAGATGTTGTGAAACTTGCGTTCGGTAGTGTTGTTCATACTACTGGTACACTTTAGGGGCTTCAGTTCCTAACTCCAGGTGTCGATATACTCATCAAGAGTGAAAATGTCATCTGTGCTAGTTTCTTCTACCAACTCATCAATGGTAAGATCTTTTAGAAGAATACGATAATCTTCTGGCGAAATGTCAACATCAGGATCGAAATCATCATGGCAAAGAAACTCATATTCACGGACAAGTGCATTGATAAGTTGTTCAGCAGTGTAATTCATTTTACTCTACCAAGTTCCTCTTTGGATGTGAATCTTTTTGATCTCTGTATAAATGAAACTACGAAGTTTAGAGTCGGTAGTGTTATCAAGAGCATAATAAAGACGATTCAGATACTCATCTTGTGTGGAACCTATGTTACCATCACCACCAATGTCATTGAGTGATGAACCTGCAGAAACTTTGTTCCTGCCAAAGTTACCAGACACACGTCCAGTTGTTCTCAGTTTAGGACGAATCTTTGAGAGATTAGTGTAAGTCATCAAGATGATTAAACCAAGGAGAAAAGAGTGCTAACATTGCCCAGGCAACACCAGCAGAGATGATGAGAAAGTATATCATCGTGCGTAAAGATAACCTCCTGCCCAATCACAACGCTCAAACATTTCTTCACGAGAGTTGATAATCAGCACATTGTAACGCTCACCTTTAGCAGGTGCTTTTATGCTGGCAGGTTTATACACGGAACCAGTTTGCTTATCAATGAACGCATGAATAGAGTCACGACGATCACCAATGTGCATGAAGACTTTGTGATACTTACGACCAGAAGAATCCAGAGAGTAGTGATACCCGTCAGGAGCATCTTGTTGCAGAGCATCACACAGCATCATACCATACTTAACAATGTTAAGATAGATCGTGTTGCGAGCATCTTGAGTTGCAACGTAATCAGCAAAAGTAGCAGTCATTTCAGTTGTGCTCATACTATAGGGACACTTTAGGGGCTTCAGTTCACATCACCATGCTTTTTCCATGATAAAGTTTGCACGGGAGAACTCATAGCGATCAACTACTTTAAATGACCCATATTGGTTGTGAATGACGTAACCTTCATGTAGAGTGATTTGATTACCAATCAGACAACCAATCTCATCCAGTTCCTCAATGAAGCAGAACAAATCATCCTTGATAGATGCAACGAGTTTCCACAATCTGATCAGGTTGATGTCACAATCGCATTTTTCTGCAATTTCATTTTCATCCACGGCATTTCCTTCGCGGATACAGTCATTGATTGCTTTTTTGATTTGTGTTGCTTTGTTTTTATTCACGAACTCACAAAGCATAGACATTTGCTTCGCAAACTTACACACAATCGCAAGATCCTCACGATCATGATACAATTCCACCTCAGGTTGCACAAAGAGACATTGTTTAGTGCTGATGAGATTGCTAGTCAAAGGGAACGCATATGCATCGCGGAGATCCTCCAATGCATTGTAAATCGTATGAGGAGCAATGATAATGTCCTGAGTGATTATTTCAGGAAAGACATAAGTGAGCGTGTTGGGACGAAAAGTATCGCTACCACCATACCCAATAAAATCACCTTGAATGATAGACTTTGTGCGAGGAAGGCAATCAAAACAAGCATGAAGAATACGCGCAACTTTACCTTCATGGTTCGCATCAATTTCTTCATGAGAATGATTGATCTTGATCTTTACTTTGTTAAAGACAGATTTGGTGCCGACAAAGAACTTACCAGTTGCAGGATTAGTTCCCCAAACAATAGCAGGAGCACCATCAATCTTAGTGGAGATGATGCTATCTTGATCGGTGAACCAATCTAGAACAGACAGATCACCAGTCAGGATAGAATCTTCGGGATGTTCGATGTGGGTGTTCTTCATACTACTACAACACTTTAGGGGCTTCAGTTCTTAAAACAAAAAAAAGAGGGGATAAACCCCTCACTCAACGACACTGCTATAAGTGGTCTTGACTTTATCAATCAAAGCAGTACGTTGTTCACCAGTCAGAAGATTGTTGCGGGTGAAGTTAATGAAAGCAACCAATCCAACGACTTCCATAACACCGTTAAAGACAGGGATTGCATCAACAACTGCGACAACCTCATGAATAAGAAGTTGTGCAACAATCACGACAAACAGAATAGCAGTGGAGAGACCAATGTTCTTGAGAAGTTCATTGGAAACATTCTCATTCACGAAAGTCTTAACTTGTGCGATTTTGTCTTGCATTTGTGGTAGATTGTGGGGTGGGAGTGCCCCTTACACTACAGGGACACTTTAGGGGCTTCAGTTTTAGTTTATTGGAAGTTTGCCCAGTGACTTACCTTTTTTGTGGTCATCAATAAACTTCCTCGCTGATGCTTCAGTCCTACACACTTTGAGTTGCTCTCCGTTGTGAATGACCATCAGTTGATTGCCATAAGGGATGGCAGCATAGTTACCTTTGCCAATAATAAATCCTTCTTTCATTTCAATACTTATCAATCTCAATAAAGCGGAAACCCTTACGGGAAGAATCGTGTTTACCAATAATTTGTGGAATAGTACGATTGCAAATGTAAGGAACACTTTTCACAGAAAGTTCTAAGTTGCCCATTGGCCAATCTTGTGCATAATCTTTTTCTACCATCAGATAAGATGAATCCAAAATAACTTTAAGTTCTGCCTTAAAGTTTTGGATATTCTTTCTTGCCTCAGCAGGAATGTGCTTGTTACTGTAGGGAATAATCTCAATCGGTTGATCGTTTTTTACAATGGCAGGAAGAATATGTTGACACCATGCCCGCCAGGCATAAGTTTCATTATCCGCAGACAGTAAAACAACTTTTTTACCATCAACAGTTACGCCTGCTTTTTTACACCATTCTTTCCACTTTGAAGCATCTTGAACAAGTACAAGAGGATCACCACCACCAACACCACGCTTCAGGATAGAATTAACAATTTTAGTGATATTGTGAGTCGCAAAATGTTGTTGAATATTCAGTTCGTTATGAATATATTTTCGTATTTCAACTTCAGAAAGTGTAAGTTCACATTTCTTGATTAGAAACAAACAACCCAGAATAACAGACTCCATGGTTGCACCAAATGCAATATCATGGCGAAGATTTTCTCTCAATCCATCTGTAATTTTACTCTTCAGAGATTCATCGGTGATGACATAATAATAAACTGGGATATAACGTTCTCCACGACGTTTTGCTGCAATAATCCTCCCCCTCCCATCACGAATATCACCATTAGTTCCTACAATGGGTGGAGGATCTTTTGTTTTAAATCCTTCAACCTCAAACTTATTTTCAAAAGTTTGAATACGTTCTTCAGTATTTCCTTCTTCTCTAATACCAATATTAAGTAACTTTTCATCATCTTCCTCTATTGTTTTCAGATCCAACAGACCAATATGAGAAAATTCACCCCCCTTTATGGATGGTGGGATTATTTTTTTGGTGATGTAATCTTCCAAGTTAATAACACCAACCCCGTTGAATCCAGGAATTTGGTGTACACCCTCAATAGTTAATTCGTAGCTCATTAGTAAATCCTGCGTAAAATACATTAGGTGCAATCAATATGCATATGCGGTTTGATTGCTGTTTAAATTTAACAAATTTAGATAAAAATGTCAACTCATAATCGACATTTTTAAAAAAATCGTTGATTTGGTTGCGGAGGATGACCTATGACACCCTCCAGGTAGAATTGCAAGAAAATCAGGGTTTGACCCCAGGCCAGCACTGGGGTCTCGGGTCAGACTCACCGCCTCACAGTGCTGATGGCAGGTTCGCCCTTCTCAAAGATAGTATCAACAACTGCCTGCACACTGCGAGCGGTGCTGATACCAACCTTGCTGTAGACAGGGATACACACAAGACCGAACGATTTGCTATACTGACTGAGGTTGCCAGGTTCGATACGTCCATCGCGCATACCTTTGGCATCATCGTGATGCAGACGGATACAACGTCCGATAGTCTGACTGATACCAATGAAGTCCATATTGCGAAGGAACAGCACTGCTTCCAGACCGCTGACGTTGATACCTTCAGCAAGGATGGAGTGGTGAAGAACAACGAACTTCTTATCGTTATCCTTACCCCAGGCACTCAGGGTGTCAAAGAACACCTCACGATTGACCTTCTTGCCATCAATAACTGCGCCAGTCTTGGCAGTAATATACATCCAAGAATAACCGCGACATTCCAACTGGAAGCAGAAATCAGTTTCAGACACCAGCGAAACGATTTGCTTGGTTGCCTTAGCACAAATCAGAATCTTGCCAACCTTGTTGTCATCAATGGTTTCCAGCAGATTCTCAGAATCGCGGTCAAAGTTGGTCTGCTTGCCTTGCACCATCTCAAGTTGCTTGACAATCACTTTAGGGGGCACAATGTAACCACCCTCAACCAACTCAGGAGCAGGAACTTTGCAGATAACTTGACCATACACAGCAGCATCATTCATCCCAGGTTTGCCTACAGCAAGGGAATGTTTGGGAGTTGCGGTGAAGAAATAGCAGCGCCGTGCATTAGCAGCAAAGTGCTCAGTTGCAGGGAAAAAGTGACGCTGAACGCTGTTGTGTGCCTCATCAAAGTAGATGGTATCCACATCAATCTCTGCAACCTGAAGACGCGACAGAGAGTTGTAGGTGGTGACAATCAGGCGATGATTGTCAGCATTAGCATCAACCCAGTTGCGAATCTCTTGAGGACGAGTAGAGGACTCGTGATGAGTTTCGCCACTGTGAACGTGCAGAACTTCAGCGTTCGTGATAAACTCCAGAAACTCAGCAGAGAGTTGCTCAGCAAGCAAGATGCGGGGAGCAACAACAACAATGGTCTGGGGAGTTTCAGACTGCAACTCGCGCAGAGCATCATAGATCATCTTCAGAGTCTTGCCACCGCCAGTGGGAACAATAATCTGACCTTTGCTGTGCTGCAACATAGCAGCAACGCCGCGTTCTTGGTGAGGACGCAGTTGGATTTGCATGGAAGTTGTGCTCATACTATAGGGACACTTTGGGGGCTTCAGTTTCAGTTACTTCTCTTTTTGTATTGCTCAAGTTGTCTAATCATATCTCCCATTGTAGCACGACTGTACCCATTTGCAAAATATACAGTCTTCTCAGTTTCATCAGAATCATAGTCAACATTTTCGCAGATGCAGTAACCCCTCTTAAGAGACTTAATCATATTATCAACAACATATTCAGGGATTTGGATGCAATTCATTGTTCTCAGTGGTTTGATAGGTAAAGACAAAAATAACACCCTTCTAGGTGATTCTAGAGGGTGCTAATGGCAGTCAATCAACCGCCGAACATTTCATCAAAAAGAGGAGTTTCCTCAAATTGTTTCATCTCACGCATAGCAACAAGATGGTTGATGTGTGCTTGGATAGCATCAATCTGTTGCTGCAACTTTTCCTTCTTAAAGTTCAGTTCCATGATGGAACGGTTGATCTCAATTCGGGACATTTCAGCAGTGCTCATACTACTGAAACACTTTAGGAGCTTCAGTTTACTTTGCGTAGTGACTTGCTGGTTTCTCTTTACCTTTAACAATATCTTGGCGAAGTCTCTCACCAGTTCTCATGATTTTTTGTCTTTCAGTTCTAGTATATCCAGATGCTTTCTGTGGTTTGTAGCTTGGAGAAACTTCTGCTTTCTTCTTCTTCGTAAGCAGTTCAGATGCAGACTTTGTTTTCTCTCCTGCTTCTCTACGCTTACGCTCTAAGTATGCTTTGCGTTGTGCTTCTTTTGCTGATAATGCAGCAGAACCTCTTTCTTTTTCGGGTTGTTGAGTTCTTGTAGATGCTTGACGTTGAGTACCAATATCAGAGCGAGGTTTGTAATCTTTAGCAGGTGCAGTTTTACCACCGCCAACTGCCTTCATTCTACGCTTTTCTGGTGCAGTTTTCTTACGCTCTGCTCCAATTCTTCCACCTTCTCCAGTCTTGCGAATCTGTGAAGATCCCATCACATCCTTATCATATGCTTCTGCGATAAACTCAGAAAAGGTTTTCATTTTGGGCAGCAAAAAATCTCCTATTATTTATCATAATAGGAGACAAAGGGACAAAAGTCAAGAGGGGATGGTCAGTTTCCTAACCGTCCCCATTCTTATCAATTTTCTTCTGCTTCTTTACGCTTATCCATTGCAGACTTACTTACTTTACACACCAAGTCGTTATCATAGAAATACTTAACTCGTTCGCGGCGAGCAGTAATCAACATATCATATTCTTCTTGTTGAGATTTAGTGAAGGTAAAATCTTGCCGCCTCCAAGTATCACGCAACTCTTTAAGATGAGGCAGAACATTCACAGTGTCAGTCATTTTTTTAATCAGTTAGAAGTTTTTTCGTGCCAAACTCGGAGACCAGGATGACCTTGATCATCCACAATCATTTCAGTTTTGATTGTCCATCCAGGTTTGTGAGTAAAAGTTACATCAAGTCCTTTCATTCCTACATGGTAGTTTTCACCAGCAGACCAAGACTTTTTGTTGATGCGAAGAACAGTTTGATGGGACACAATCAATAATCAATGTTGGAGTTAAGATACTCATTGAGGTTAAACTCTTCATCAATCAAAGTATTGATGAAGTCTTCGTCGGCAATGTAATCGAAGTTAGAAAGTTCTTCGATTTGTTGGTCGTCGAAAAAGTCCATAATTTCGTTGCTTACAATACTAGAACACTTTAGAGGCTTCAGTTAACTACAAGTAACACACTCTCTACATTTCACATACTCAAGTTCTTTCCATTGGTTATGAAAGCAAAGAACAAGGCAATGAGTCTTTTCGTGAATGGGACAATTTTTGATGTCCTCTTCATCTTTGCATTTTACGCTAGTTTCGATTGTGATATACTTTTTGTCCACAAAATAAACCCAACCCTCAATACTATGACTAAGTGATTTATTCCAAATAACATAATCATTGACTTTGGGTTGATAATTCATAGAAATGCTGCTAACAGTGGATTTAGGTTAAGTTGCATTGATGAATAAGGAGTGGTATTCTTTATATCTACCTTATCTCCTTGCTTGGAGGAATTGATAGGCGCATGATAGCACTTTCTCTTAGTGTCATAGAATCCCCAGATGGATTTGGGAGTTTTGTCGGTATAAGAAAACTTGCCATGATTACAGATCCAGATAGCAAGAAGATTACGCTTGAATAATGTAATTTCATACGAGTATCCTTTTGGCGGGCAGGATTGATAGGGGAAATCATTCGGCAATTCCAAGAGGTTTGTCACTGATACAAATTGATGAATAATCTGGATACATTGTAGTCACAATGTATTGTGCTAGATCACGATTTGGTGATACTACATCAACTTCTATGTTAAGAAAGTTTGGTGCATCATCTGGAGAGTCTTGCATGGGCATTTCTACCTCAACTCGCCACACATTCCCATTTTTTAGATGCTGATTCCAACCAACAGACATATCTGGGTTCATGTAGTAAACTCCTCTACAATACCAGAATCAAGTTCTTCCGAAAGAGCAAAAGTTTGACTACTGAGAATTTTTTCTCTCAAATCTCCATAATATTTTTCATAAAAATTGTCACTATCTTGTGCTGTGATTAGATCAAAACACTCTTCATCACCCTCTGCGATGACATTCCAAACACCACCATATTCGGATTGAGGGAAGGGAATGTAGTGCTCAACAATGTAAAGAAACTTTTGTGCCATTAGTTTGTGTAAATTACTTTTCGATTGTAGTTGATTTTTCTACGAGCGTCAAGTTAGTAATTTGACGTTTTAGTTCATAATAAACTCCATTTAGTTGTGTGCTCATGTATCTCTCAAATTGATTATCTTCGAGCAATTTGATAATATTTTCTACCTGAATGAGAGCAAGAATGAGTTTTGTTTTTTCATTCATCATGAGCAATAAAACTCGGCAAGATAATAGTCAACAGTAATTTCCAATCGTTCTGCTTCCTTTTCTACTTCTTCCCAGAACTCTTCAGCAACTTGTTGCATTTCTTTCTCTGTCATTGTGGTGGTTTGTTGGTGAAACGATCGAAACGATTGAGTTGATAACCTTCTAAGATTGCTTGTCTTATGATATTTTCATAGGAATGAGATCGAAGAGGAATATGTCGATGAAGAAGAAAGTCTTCACAATCTTCTGCAAGTGCTTCCTTTTCTTCATCCGTGAGATTATCTATATTCATACCGCCAGTGCTCCAGAGGGAATCTCAACAATTTCGGGCAGTTTACTATCATCAAACTCGTGCATATTATAACACACCCACTCACCATTACGGAAGACATATGCAAACTCTTCGCTGTTATTGGGGAGCAGATACTCTACAATATCAGAATCAAGACGAGGAGGGCAGTTACCATAGTGTTCTGCTTGCTTGTTATCATTCCAGCAGGCACTCATATCACCACCATCAATCAGTTCAGAAACTTTCTCTTTGGTGTTGTAATGTGTGGTCAGAATACGACCCAACCACTCAGGATAACCGTCCCAATGATGATAGGCAGACAGAATAGAACCATCTTTGAGTTCGATGCCGATGCGGGAGCGGGTTGCCATTGCGTTCGTTGCTTACACTACAGGGACACTTTAGGGGCTTCAGTTCATGAAATCTTCTATGTTATTAGATGAAGAGAACAGTTTTGCCATATAGAGTTGTTCATAATTACTCTGACCATCAATTATCTTTTCTGGATTAAGAGAATCTCCCATGAGAATCGTACCACCACCTAGTCTTTTTTTACATAGATCTACATTATCCCTCATCAAATCGACACCGTAAATATCACTCAACGCATCTTCTTCTTTCATATGATGAAACAAAATCTTAATCCATTTGACTGCGACTAAGAACTGACCATCACCACAGGCAGGGTCAAGAACTGTTTTCCCTGGTGCAAACTTATCGATCCCACACTTCTTAACCATTCGTAGAACGAGATCTGTGGGAGTGAATACTTCTGCCGTTGCTTTAATCCTATACTCATCTCGATCAATCTCTCCCATGTAGGAGTGATCGTCCATCTTTTGTTTTATCTCATCCCATATACTCTCTGACATATTCGCTCTCTTGTTTTGTAATTTGGAAAAGGTCAAAGATTTCATCATCGGTCATTTTACGATCAGTTGGCAAGTTTGGCAACTTACAAAATACTTTTTCATTACCAAAACCAGACCATTTTGCAGTCGTGAGGATATATCCAAACAACAAACTATTAAGATTATGAGTTAGATTTTCTCCAGATTCTCGATCATTTACAATAACATAATATGCCATATCTGTTCCACCAAGCACACCATCATCATAAAATGGTTTTGTATATCCACTCCTTGACCACATTACTTTCTTTTTAGATGCCCACTCTTGCCTTGCTTTGGAATACCAGATCTGCTTATTCGTATGCAGAATGGGGTGAGTGAACTCATCATCTTTTGTTTTACTAATAAGACCAGTCCCGCGAAGGATATTTACATTATGACAGCTCACATAATCATATTTGACATCTAACTTATCAGCAATATCAAAAATAACTTTCTTATGAATAGACAGAGACTCTTTGCATACATCAATAGGCAAATAAAAGATGTTTGAGTTTATCTCTAGATCAAATGTTTCCCGTTCAGTTACAATTTCGGTTTTTCCTGCACTGGGATTGTTCTCCACCATATAATCAGCGAACGTGCTCCCGATTTTGGGAAAATACGTTTTTGTATCTAAATGCAGAAACTTTACTGCCTTAGACTGAAAGATCTTTAGAATCTTGTTGGATGGTGATAGAAAACTACTAGGAGAAACCTGAAGTAGAATACCTCCAGGTTTTAACCAATTATTAAATGTTCTCTGAGTAAAATCAATCCACAATTTATGTTGTGTCTTCTTCTTATTTGTAGAATCCTGAAACGGTGGATTCGTTGCCACAACATCAAATTGCATCAGCAAACTCCTGCTTTTTTAAGATTAAGATAGGTATTGATCGACGTATTGATTTCCTTGGATTTCTTGGGACGACGTTGACCATAGAACATGTCAATCCCCTCTTTCTTGTGAAACTGAGATCCAGAATACTTCTGCTTAGGAAGATGCCATGCACCATTCTTTTGCAGAGTGAAAGGAATCTCAATGCTAACGATTGTGCCAGAAGAATCCTTTAGAGAGAAGAGAAGTCCCTTACCATTAGTATTATATTCTACCACACATTCTTCAGAGTTTGCACGTTTCAGCATTGCACCATACTTCTCACTGAACAGAGAGCACAGATACTTACCCTGCCCAACCAAAAGCAACTCCTCTTCATAATTGAGTCCTGCCATCTTAATGATACGCTGCTTTACAAGATCCTTGGGGATACTATCAAGTGCAGAAACAATAGTTTTAGATGCAGAGAGTCCATAAGATGCACAATCAGATTTCCATTTGGATGCAATGTTTTTCCAATCTTTTGCTTCTTCACTGTAAGTATAGAAGTTGCGAACAGTTTTATTCACATCTTCGCAATACTCAAACACCTCTTTCAGAGGAGAATAACCCAACAAATCAAGCAAAGAATTGCGATAATCAGTATCACATCCTTGGAAGATGTTTCCATTGATAGGATTGACAAACGTCCCAACTCCAGCAGACTCAAAGATAAAGTTATTCAGGAAAGAAACCCAAGTTCCTGAGCACAACTGGATGCGATTAAAACCTTTCTTGTAGTTCTTCAGAGAAAAAGATACATAGTTCTTATCTTCAAAGCGAACAATAAAATCGCCTTTTAGTTTCTTATCACGAAACTCTTTCTCAACATCAACAATATCAAATTTCTTATCAGGATACTTTACAATTAACTTCTGGAAGAAATCATCAATGATCTTATCAATATTCTCTTTGTAGACGCTAGCATTAAAGTCAGAGGTAATATCACGATACTCACAATACTCTACAAAAGTATCTTTCTTTTCTTGCACATCATCAGTGATGGCAACACCATTCTCTACAGCATGTGCCTGCAAAAGATATACAATGTATGCCTCAGCAGCATCCTGAATGAAATGATCCTTAGTGCAACCAGCGCCCATAACAAAGAATAATCGTAATACTAGAACACTTTAGAGGCTTCAGTTGTCAATATTGCATCCAACTAAGGCACCGCCAGCAATACCAAGAGGAATTGCCCACAAACGACCATCACCGCGAGATAGAGCAGCACCAACGCTACCACCAAGAATACCACCTAAAATAGAACCTTCGATGCAGGAATCATCTTCGATTCTATTTTGCCTAACAATATGATTGTAATAACAAGGAACTCGCTTTCGGTTAGTTTTTACATATCCACCAACATATTGTCCATATCTGTTATAATATCCAGGAACATATTGTTCTGTATTTCGATAACAATACGATTCGGTATAGACTCTTTTATGTTCTGCAAGTGCAGGAAGTGGAGAAATCATCAGTGCAGAGAGTAGAACTGCTGGGACTTTCATTGTAGTTTATTGTTGTATCTACTACTTTACATGAAAAAAGAGTGCTTGTCAAGCACTCTAGACAGTTCATCAACCTCCACGTTCTCGCAAACTTCGCACCAAGTATTCGGTGAACTGTTCCATTTTATCTGGATGAACTGTTTGCGGTGCTTGATTGATTACTTTTTTGAGTGCATCCATTTCTCTCCACTCATCTTCAGTAAGTTTTTCTTGTCTTCCAGATGAAAGGGTCATAAAGATCTGCTCCCGTGATTATGTTCATATCCTAACAGTATTTAATGGAAATGTTGTGTTTCTTAATATTGTCTTTAGAGTGTATTAACAGTTCTTAACCTTTATCTTGATAAAAATTTCCAAACATACCAGAATCTCCTGGTTTGCGGTTTTCCAGTTTATCCAAGAGCTCATCAAACGATACAAGATGTTCGATTTCTTGTATAATTTTTGAGATTGTAGTACAAACCATTGGACGTTCTTGTCGTGCAGCATATGCAAGAGCATTACGCAATGCTGCTTCTGCTTCTTTTAAACTTGTTTCTACAGATTCGGAGAGTGCCATAATTATTTTGTATTAGAAATTGGTGTCCATTCATAACCACCTGCTGATTTGATTATCTTATTGTCAGCATCAAGTTGTGCTCGTTTGTTATAGTATTCTGCTTCTCGCAGATTATACTCACGGCACTTATCTTTCTCTTCTTGTTTTGCCGCAGCATCACACATTGCATTTAGTTCTTCTTCGGTGTATTGCTCTCCAGGAAAATTGCTAATACGATCCTCAGTCAAAGTAGGATTTGCAAGATATTCTAGATCAGAATGACCCCAAGGAGGCATAGAATCTTCCCAAAAATTATTCCGTGCACCTTTACATTCGGGTGAAGGATCATCTTTATCACAAGTCAGAGGGACTTTATACTTAGAAAGTTCCTCTTTAGTCATAGAACCTTCATAATACGCTCTTTCTTTAAGAACGTCATCAAGATTTACAGGACGATGACCGCTTAGTAGTTCTAATACCCCAAGACACTTTTGAGATTGTTCTTTGTGATAGTTGTATTCGTCTTGTACGACTTTACGAATTACAGAATAAATCTCGTGCGGTGATGCTTCCTCACATGAAAGAGCATCATGCAGCCATTCTTCAAGATGCTCAAGAGAATACTTTTTGTAGTTAAAATCAGTCATCGATCTTCTCTGGGTTTAGGTTTAGAACACTCAAGGCAATAATAAGAGAAACCCTCTCTAAAAGTTTTTACCACCTGAAAGTGGTCTTTATCAAGTGGTTTCTCATTATCACATTTGCTACACTTCCTTTTTCCACTGTTTACGAACTCTTTTGAGTTCTTTGAGTTCCATCTTAATATTTTTGTAAGCAGTGTCAGCATCTAACTTACCTCCCATTTCAAGGGCAATAATAATATCAACTCTGGTGCCAAAATGCGAAAGTGCTTTTTCAAATGAATCTAAATCCTCATACATTACAGGTTTTCTTCTTGCTCAGTCAGGATAACACAATCACTGGTGGGATATGCGACACAAGTGAGCACCCATCCATCAGCAACCTGGTCATCATCTAGGAACGATTGCTCCTCATTATCAACAGTACCAGAGATAAGTTTGCCTGCACAAGAAGAACAAGCACCTGCACGGCACGAATAGAGCATATCAAGCCCTGCTTCTTCTGCTGCTTCTAAAATATATTGATCACCAGCACACTGAACAACATTTTCAGTACCATCTGGTGAGCGAAGAGTAACGGAATAGGTCATTTGTCTCCTAAAGTGTAATCGTCTAAGTTTGGATGTTCTTTGATATTGTAAATGACTGGATGAATATTGTCAATCTTTGATTCCAGTCTGTTCTCACATTCATATAAAGCGTTTGTGAGACCTATGTTTTCTTCCTCAAGTTTTTCTACTCTTTCCTGAAGTTTGATAATTTTATCGTAAAGATTAAAAATTGAGTTATTATTTAAATCAAATTTTTCAGTCGGTGCAAATAAACTTTTGATGAATTTAATCATTCTCTACAACAGATCTATAGTATCTATTATAGGCAAGAAAACGATTCATGCTTGGTTTTACTTGCAAACTAGTACAACATTCGAGGTAAGAATTAAATTCATACCACGGTGTTGTTGGGTCTAATGTTGTAAACTGATGTTGCAAGTCATTATTGTGTTCAGTCACTTTGTTTTCTTAGACTTTGGATTGCGAGTAGTGTTTCTAGAGGAATCCACGCTGGATTTTCGTTTGCGAACTGGACTTGTACTTCTGTCACTTTTCTTTCCGTCTGGCGACTCCACACTTCTCGTGTGTTTTTGACTGGACTTAAGGGATTTGCCATCACGATTTAATACCTTGTAATCTTTTGGTTTAAGTTTATATCGATCTAAGTATTTTTGCAAGTGCTCTTCACACTCAAAATGACAGACTGTAAGTGCAATACCTTTTACATTATGATAATCTTTATTAACTTCCAATCTCCACGGAAATATTTTATGTGGAAATAAAATATTAAAGTCGGATTGCAAAATATTAGAACGAATCATTTATCTACTCTTTTATTGTGGTTCGCATATTACAAATTGATAGGAATTCCCATAGGTGTCATGCCCTTGACGACACAAATATACTGGATGTTTTGGATCAAGAGATGCAATTTGTGACAGCGTATAAAGTGCAATAGCAAACTGCATGAATGGCAGTGCTTTGACTATAGTATCACGATAATTTTTCATTTCGCAAAACTACTTAGGGCAGTGTAGAAAATACTTGTATTCAGCAAGTGGTCCGTAGTGCCACTGAATTATATCACATTCTTTGTAGGTGCCAACTACTTTGGTGGACTGTGATTTATCTGTCTCAGTCTCAGTGTTGCTGCCTGATGCCCAGACGATATAGGAAAGCACTAAACAAAGACCGATAAAAATAATACTAGCACCACCAAATCCACGCAGAAACTCTTTCAGTGCTTGTTTATCATCTTCAGTCATGCTCCAATCTCATCAAGTTTCTCATTCATGATGCCAGTCATATCAAGTGTGCGTGGATCAATACCAGCATCAGTGCAATCCATGATAAACTCCATGAAGGCACCTAGAATGAGACAAGCACGGCGTTTGTCATGCTCTGTGATGGTAGTATGTGGCATGGCAACATAGTTTAGCACATGACAGTAGAGATCATCGTAGGTCATGATGTTTCGTCAGAATAGTTTACATAAAGATTGTCACCACCGATGTTTAGGTGGTACATCTTACCATTGTTGAGATAGATTCCCAACCATACGGCACGACCTTCTTCCATGGTTTCGTAGTGTACCATCTTAACATCCTCCAGCACAATCTCGTCTGGATTCTTCACAAATCTACTCATTGTCCTTCATCCAATTTTCAAGAGTTTCCATGTCTTCTTCAAAATCTTTCACATCATATGGAATGAGTTCTACTTCACCACGCTCAATTTGATCTGCCATTTCATACAGATGCTCAAGAAACTCTTTTGGTAGAGTATCATCTTCACCTAGAGATTGCCAAAACCAAGATAAACACTCTTCATATGGATCATCATACCACATCAAAGCATAATCTGCATAGTTGCCAGTCATTAGGTCACGCCAGATACGGAATGTCCCACGGATACTTTGCCATCCAGTAAACCAACAGTGATGAATGATATACTCAACCCAGGTCAGTGTCGTTTTCTTCATAAGATTCGTCTAAATGACCCCAGTTCCAAGTGTGTTCAATAATACCAATATCAAAACCAAACTTATAAGCCCAGAACAGAATACTCAAAGTAGAACCAGAACCTGATTTAATTTGAATATAAGGCCATCCAGGATAATCATTCCAACTTACAGATGCCTGAAGCAAACTCCAACCTTTTACATTCAGAATCTGAACATACCAATCGTGTCCGTAATCATTACGGTGCTTAAAGTTAATCAGATTCATACACCTTCCTCAAGATTTGTCAGTTCTTCATCAGTCAATGCAGTTCCCATAGGACCTTTCTTAAGACGTGCCCATGCTTCATCTGCTTCCTTGAATTCTTCAAACTTCTTACGAAGATCTTCATCCATAGTCAGCTCATACTCTTCACATACCTTGCGTTGATCTGCCTCATTAGTGTAATCATTAAAGACCAGTGACATAGCACCACTGCGGATAGATTGCGGACACATACCCACACACAGCATAAACTTCTCAAATAGTTTAAAATACTGTCGGCAGTTGAGATCTGCTGCAGGTGCTGTGATTAAATAATGCTCTTCAGGGAGCATATCATCATCAACTGTAGATCCAAACCCACCAGTATAGGTGCGAGTCCAGGTAGCATCAAATTTAAATTGTACTTCAGCGTTGTAAGTCATCAGATTTTTTCAGAGTAAAGGATCCGTCTTGGTTATCAATCCATTTTAGCACATCACCCTCCTTCCATCCAAGGGTTTTCATCATCTCATCAGGAAACGTAATGATTCCATCATCATCCACGATCAGTGTGGTTTTCATTGAGGACAAGACACAAAAAACTCACCATTTACATAGCACGAATACTTAGATTTGTCTATGCGTTCTTTTCGTGTTGGTGTTAGATAATATCGAATTGGATCACCAACAATAACAGGAACATCTTGCAAACATCCTGCAATAATACATCCACCAATCAAAGTAATCATTTTAATTCCATCTAAGTGTATTCAGGTAATTAAGTACTTCCTCACGAACGTTCATCAATTCATGATAACATTTTTGATTATGAGCACATTGACGTAATTCAGAGTCTGGTTTTAATACACTTTCAACAAATAAATCTAATCCACGATTCCATTTCTCTTGTTTAGATTCACCATCATCGATGCTGTTTTGATCTTTCATCTGGTTTAACTGTAAAAGGACAAATTGGAACAGTTTTACGGATTTCCTGAATGATTTCTATCCTTTGTTGATTTGTAAGACCTGCGACTTTACCAACACGATCAATAATCGAAAGTGCATCCGAACATGATATGGTTGTTGTAAGTAACAAAGCAACCATAGTTTTCTCCTATTCTATTACTATTTAAGTCGGTTTATAATTACTTAATAATCTCCCAATGATCATCTGTAATTTCATCAATCCAGAAAAAGTACTTTTGATTAATAGAAGCAAGAAATACTTTACCATCCTTACGTTGCTCTACACGACAGGAATGAAGTCCAGCCATTTGATTAGCAAAACGATTCTTTGCTTTATTAGACTTAGGTTGGACACAGATAAATTCAGTCTTGGTCTTCATGATGTTTTAAAGTAGTTAAAGAGAGTTTTATCAACCTCCACAAAGGTATTCTAGTGGAGGTTTAGGAGTTTGTCAAGCGGTTAGAGAAAGAATACACAAAGTCATTAAGACCTAGGTATTCATTGTAAAGGAACTCTTCCATCTGTCTTGCTTCTACTTCCCATGGTTGGTCTTCATAGTCCGTCTCCGTGTGGTCTGTGCCCCTCCAGAGGCGTTTGTTGTGCTTGTCCTTAAGATTACCCTTAACGTGTTGATAAACGTGCCAGAGTTCATGGAAGAGGGTCTGAAGGTACAGGTCAGAGTTCATACGATTGTGTAACTCAATCTCAAACTCACGAGGGCGATAGTTACAGTCCATTACAGTACACCAACCATAGACACCTTCTCGTGCTAATCCACGATGATTAACAGTGATGTCAACTTTGTATTTTGGAAGATACTTAGCAATGAACCATTCTACAGCATCAGTACAACGACGTTTGCTGTAGTTGTATCCAGTGGTTTCAAGATAGAGCATTGATCGCAACTGTAGTGACACGAGTTCCCCATTGTAGCATCCAGAGGAAGGACGCAACGAAGATGAGTTTTTCAGTGGTGGTCATACTACTAGGACACTTTAGAGGCTTCAGATACTAAAAACCCCCGCCAGGTAATCCAGCGGGGGGAGATGCTTCTTAAATTTTCCTTGTCATTCCATCATACCAGACTTTAAAACTATATGCTGGCCATTGAGAATATAGGTTATTAATACTTCCTCCACCATAAGTACTAGGAACAATCTCATATTGATCGCAAGTTTTTGCATAATCAAGATATTCCTGAAAGAATGGATCTTGGAATGTTAATGTCTTCGCATAATTCCAGAAAGGAGTATCATACTTAGACCCAAACTGATAGTGCCACAATACAAAGTTCTCCGTCTGTTTGATATATCTACGAATTTCCCATTCCCTTTCTCTCATACTACCTTGTTTCAGTAGAATAGTATCAAAAACTCCTCTTGACCACTCAAGATATGTTTGTGTTGATGATGATTCTAATGGTTCTAAGAAAAACAGACGATTTCCATTAAGAAAAATTCTTTCATCTACAATTGGACGCTTTGCAACATAATTTTTAAATGAAACGTGCTTCTTAACTTCTACATCAAACATGCTCAGGAAGTTTTTCTCTGCTTCCTCTTTTGTTGTGATGTTATCGTTATAACAATACCCCACACAATAGTCATGGGATGGTGATGATTCATGTGTCGGAATTACAAATGTCCATCCATCTGGAGTTGCAACATGGCGACTCCAAAATGCTTCTGCAACATTCCAGTTTGGTTTACCAAGAATTGCTGCATTGATTGGATTTTTTAATTCCTCATAATCAGTGAAATCTGTTGGTTTTCCACGACAATCAAAAACATAGTCCGCATCAACACTATGCACATCTAGTACATTACTTTCAGTGACTTTAAAATGTCCTGAATTTAGAATTGATCGTTGCATCTCCCATGGACAATAATGCATTGCCATGCGGTCTGCTGGGAAGTTATGGAAGAGTTTATCATTATACTTTCCCCACCCTTCATATAAAATACCACTTTTAAATGTGGCATGAATATCATTATTATACCAATCAAATCCAGTAGCAGCCCAGAGAAGATTTGGTGGTTCTAATAATGTTGCTTGACCTACTCTTTCTGGTTGAGTTTCTGGGTTGTAGATTAACTCAATCTCAATATCTTTTTCTTTTCTAGTGTACCAACCCCAATGAAGTGCGGTGAATGATCCACCATTACCCGCACCAACAATTGATATTTTCATTTATAATATTATTACAGATGTTAAGTTTTTATTTAATTAAAATACGGTGGTAACGTTACTAAAAGTTTCGGTAGATCCAATTCCAAATGAAGATGATGTTGCGTTCATACCAAAATCAATTGATGATGATGTTGTATTCGAATTAAAATCGATTGTAGTTTCTTCTTGGACTACAGGTTCTTCAACAACAGGTGTGTTATTAAAAGTTACCATCGGTTCTTCAACGACGGGGGTACTTTCTACTGTAGTTGTAGGAGCAACATAAGGTGCTGGTTCTACATCAGTTACTGCACCACCAAACTCATACAGATGTGTTGCTGCTTCTTCTTGACTATCAAAGACAAGACGATTTTCGGGATTACTGGACCAGTGATAGTTCCCACAATAGTAGATAAAATCAACATCACCATTTTCATGGGTACGATGAACTTTCGAAATGTAGTGAGACATAATAAAGAAGTAAAGACACTTGCAGTCTAGTGGAGAAGGAAGTGTCTGTCAAGTGGTTTATCTTGCGTTGGACTGTCCACCGTAAAGGTTGAAACTTGGTGCTTCTGCGAAGGCTGCGTAAATGTAAGTTTTGCCTGATTCATTAATATCAAGAGGAGTATCCCGTATTTTGAAACCATTTGAAAGGAAATCGCAGAAATCGTCAGCACCCTCCGCAACACTCAGGTTTGGTCTTAATCCTAAAGTTGTAGTGTTATATTTGTTTCTTTCAGAATCGAGAATCCACCAATCTTTATTCACCGATGAATTAGTAGCTTTTAGTAATAAAAATTTAGGTCTAAATCCGGTTATAATCACCGGACCGTCTGTACTATTATTTCCGGTGTAACTACCAAATTTACTGAATCCGGGGATTTCTGCCCAAGCATAAACTATGTAATCAGCGTTTGCATTAATTCCAGCAAGACCACTACTTAAAGTAATGGTAGTAGAATCAGCACCAGAAATATATTCTGTATTACTTGTCTCTCCTACTGTTTGGTTAAGATATAAAGTCTTGGTGGGGTCAATACTTTTGTGCCTTACACGCCAACTCTCCTCAGTACCAGTTAATTGTTTCACAATCGTAAAATCAGGAGTCTGGGATAAACCGTGAGGAACTTTGGCTCCCGCAGTCTGATTTCCTGCATATTTTATAATACTAAACCCACTCTTTGTATTCACAGAAGCACCAGTAGGAGTAATCGTTCCAGCAGTTAATCCAGCAGCAGAAGCAGTATCATAACCTACATCGTCAATATTAAAGGTGTTTGAGTTTCCACCTGCTTTCCAAGCCCATCCAACATAAGTTAAACCACTTTCATTAACTCTAGATTCAGCACCACTTATAACAAATCCGTTGGATTGAGGAGTTACTGACGAATAAGTAATTTCTTGAGCGGTCTCGGAAGAAGACAACATTTTTGTTGCACCACGCACCGAATCATACAACGCATGATT